GACAACAGATCCGTTGCAACCAGACTTTCTATATTCAAAAACTTTTGTCAGTATACTGACATCGCATTTTTCGATTTTGAATACGTATATGATCCCAACTATTCCCTTCATTACAAGCGTCGTTTCACTACACAGGCTGATAAAATTCTCCCTCCAGAGATGGTGTGCGCGTACCACGACGTCACAGAAGAGCTAAAATCCTATTTTACATGAAAAACTATATTTTTCGAAATTTGCTATTTACTATCCCAATAAAAATTCTAAAGATCGCTAAAAATGTCTACTCGTAAACGTACTACTTCCTCCACTAAGTGTCGTACGTTTGATGCTGATGCAAAGCTTGCAAAGACCCGTTTCCCAAATTTAACTCTTAATGTCAACGACAAAGATGACGAATTTGTGAAAAAAATTCGTATTTGGGCTCTTAGTGATGATGCCTTTGAAGAAGCTTCAACTTCTTCGACTGATGTTAAATCTGATGGTGTTCTGTGGCAAGAGAAAGCTTGCAAAAAGCTCAGCGATTATTACCATGAGTTATACCCTTACAAGGTTGCTTTGAAGCGTACTTTGATTTCTCAGGCAAAAAAGCTTGAACAAATGGAAGTTGCGATCCTTGGCGGAGTCGAAGTACTTATCATCGATCTTGATCGAGAGAAAAACGAACTTAAGGCTTTGAAAGAGAAAAGATGTTCTCTAGTTCAAAAGTTCGTTACATACGACGAAACGATACCTTCTGCAAACGATATGAAGGATATTTTATCTCAAAAAAAGTACGCCTCTACAGACGAATTACTTCATCGCGTACTTCAACATATGTTTATCTCTTACCTCCGCCAATCCTACTCTGTTCGCGAAGTTACAACATCTTATCATATTCTTCATTCTTTGTTTGTCTCTTACAACTGTCAAGTTAACTCTGTTCGCAATGTTATTACATCTCGTAAAAAAACATTCGATATCAAGTTTGAAAAAATCGACAAGAAACTCGCTGAAAAGAAGCTCTTGGTAAAAAAGATGCGCAAAGATCTTAAAAAAGAGTCAAAGAATGCCGACTTGGACGTTATCGATCTTCGAGAAAGCATCGAAGCTGAAACACAAGAAAAACTTGAAGAATTGTGTACTCCCAAAATTGCCAAGATGTTGAAAAGCCAAGCTAAAATCATGAAAGCATGGAATAGCGGACGTGGTGAAAAGTGTGAAGGCTGTAACAAAGTCTTAAAGATCGATAAACCTGGCGATTTCTCCTTACATCGCGCCTGCCTCAAGAAATTAGCATGAAAGTATAATAATCTTATGCTTTCCTAATTTCTGAAAAACTATATTTTACAAAATTTACGTTTTCAGGTCTAATAAAATTCTCTAAGTCAAAATGTCATCGCGTAAACGCACTACTCGCACTACTACTAAAGTTGAAAGCCTCAAGCGGGCTAAGGCGGCTAAAGACGCTTTATCTCAAGATGAAACGTGGAGGCACAAAGCAATCAACAGAATCTATGAAATCAACAAAGTTCTCGCTCCTTACCGAGAAAGAGTAAATAACATTGTTGATGCTAACTTACGCAAACTTGCTGCATATCGCTCTGCCAATCTTAACGATCTCACATTGTTAAGTCGTAAAAGCAACGAAGTTTATCACAATCTCACTGTTCTCGAAATAAGACGTCTTAAGGCCGTCGAAAAGTTTGTCGAATTTACGGAAAAACACCCTATGCACTTTGCGCAGGGGCCTTGGCAATTTCAGCAACACTTTGCCAATCTCGAAGATAACAAATCGGTCGATGATTTGTTATCACATCTTCTCTCTTTACGCGAAGAATGCGTATCTCACATTGATCGCGTTGTTGACTCCATCACGCAACGCAAAGAAGAGTACGACTTGATTTTCAAGGAGATCGACAATGAAATATTGAAGACGAAAGCAGAATTGGATGATGTCACAGAACAACGCAAAAAGTTATACGAAGACCAAGAGTTTCAGTCTTTCGAATTCATAGATGTTGAGTTCAAGTCGTATACTTTATCCTTAACGTAATTTTCTGTACTGTCAGATTTTATACGTTACGTATCGATATTTTTCGTTAAAGATAAGGTGTCTGATATGAACCCAATATCTGTCAAGCAAAAACTTGAAGAAGACGAAAAAACGCAAATCGATTTATTGCGTACGCCCGAGATCCAACATCATCTTGATGAAGTCGATTCTATTGTGGAGGAATGGGATGCAGGAAAAGGTGAAAAATGCGAGCGTTGCGGAAAAATCCAGAGTCTCTCTGTTACTGGTTGGGTGAACTCTCATCTATCTTACCGCAGCACTGTAGGATCCTACTACACATGCGGCAATACGAGTTCGCTTTTCCTACTTCAACACCCTACTTGGTAATTTACAATAAAAACTTACAAACTACACTCCCTTCTTCTAACTTTTTGTAAAAAATGAATTCTCCTATCGTGTACATCGAGGTAGAATGCGAAGAAAACGATGTCGACTTTTACGCATACGGTGTAAACGTCATAGAGAACCCCGACGAATTCAAAGTTCGAATCGCAAATACTGGTCGCCCTCCGGCTTCTTTCAAAATTCTTGAATTTTTGTGTGTTTTGGCTGTTGAAATTGCTTACTGCAAATCTAAAAACGATCTTATTCCTTCTAAAGTATCTCGTTTTGGTTTTCTAACAAACGGAGACCTACTTCGATTCTTTGAAGAAGCACTTCCAGATCGTATCGAACCTACTATGTCTCGAAGACCTTCTGGTAGAGTACTTGAAATATACAACTCCTTAGCGAAACGCTGGCCATCCATAACTCATTTGATAGCGTATGCCTCATGCATAAGTGCTAATGATTGTTGGGAGTTTACAGAATAAAGACAATCTAGAAAATAAAATGAGAATCTATAATATAATTTCTTTATTCCGTTATGTCTTCACTTTGATCTTCAGAATTGGAACTCCTAATTCTTTATTTTTCGAGGTAATGAATGATTTCAGGAGGCATCTGGTCAACGATGCTTACATTCAACCCCATATCGATAAGTTGATCAGGAACAAATATAGTATCGTGGTTATATTTGCCAGTAAAGAGTTCCTCGTAAACTTTGTCTTTGGTTTCGTTGGTCATAATTCCCTTGTCAACTATCTTATCCAAGAATTTCATTTGACGTTCATGACATATTCCCGCATCACGTGAAAGTGCAAGCCAATCTTCCTTGATAGGTTCTCCATGGTTTTTCTTGTACTCTACTGCTTGTATAATAGAGGAGACACTGAACCCTCCAAAACCTTTCGTAAGTTGACCATCGCAAGGACCCACGATAGAATTTTTTGTTACGATGATTTCATGACACGATAACGCGATAGCACATCCTCCACTGTATGCGTAATAAGGGATATACGCGATAAAACGTCCGGTACCGGTATGATTGAGCATGCAGTTCACGATCGCTTCAACAGCCGTAACGGCACCGCCAGGAGTATGAATGATGATTTTAATATCTCTATTAGGATCAACCTTCTCGTATGCCTTGATAAAGCGGTGGCATGTGGACAATCCGATACTTGACTCATTACCATCACCAAAGAGAGAATTACGCGCTTTGTGAATGATCTCGATAATGTTAGGGTCATCCACGATACTATTAATCTTTTCACGTACTATTTTTCCATAGTACGAAGCGTAATACGTATATGAAACGACTCCTAATATGTACCCAGCACCAAAATCGACAACTCTATCAGCGTCAATACGATCGCGTTGTTCAGGTTTAATTTTCGTTAAACTGCCAACTCCTATACCAGTAGAAATACCAACGATCATAAGATACTTGTTGATGAATTTGCCCCCCAAGAATCCGGATACACAACCCGAAGAGAAAGTAAGTATGCGCCAAGAAAGTGACATTAGAATTTATTGAAATTAAGTTGGTAAATATGAACAATTTTTAAGTTTTATAAAATTGAAGGTAGGTGAGAGAGGATATGAAATAAAGTTGCCTTTCGGTTTAGTTTCAATAGATTACTGATACGAAGTATAGTCTCTTCGTGAACGCTTTGGGGTAAGTAGTAGATCTCAAACTCTTTGAGAGAGGTGTTATGCTCAAACATAGATAAAATAAGGTCTAACACACGTTTAGGGTCGGGGGTATGATCGATAGCCAACCAGTCGGAAAATAAACACAACTTTTTAATCGAACGATTATGTTTTAGTGCTCCAAGGATGTGTTCGTAATTTCCAATAGTAAATTCACTATTCTCGATATATAAACCATGCACATTCTTATTTGAAATACATGCTTCGAATATCCTGATATGACAATCTGTACACTCTTTATTGTCCGTAGAATGACGAACACATCTCCCATCACATACCACATCTACTATAGAGTGGTTATAACTACGGATGGCATCGAGTTGTTCCGCAAAATCTTTCTCTGAAAAAACATTGTAGGGTATAATTACACCCTCTGGCGTTACCTTGAAGTGCTCGTATTTAACCATTTGAAGAGAATATCACATATATCAAAGCCGAAAATCTTGATCTTATAGTTTTTTACAATCGTTAAAAAACGGAAATGTCGTAATTCTCTTTTGGTGTAAAATAAATGCTCTTGTTATTCTAAAAGTTGGTAATGTCGATTAGCTTGACGTTTTTGGGGACACCAGAGGTGCTCCAGATTATTGAGAATAAGGATGAACTCTCCAATTATTTCAAGCATAATGGATTTTCGCAGGATCTATGCCGCATCGCTGCCGTAGAGATCCCTAAGGGAAAGCACATTGCATCCGGCTCATTTGGAGCAGTCTATAAGATTACTTTGGGAGGACAAGAAAAACATTACGCTGTGAAAAAGACTAAAAATGAATCTGTAGTAATACATGAAGCTGTTTTCAGGGGCATAGACGATCTTTCACCGAAACCGATTACGGACGTATTCGAAAAGTTCCACAACACCACAAGTAGTGATTATCACACGTTTATTAGTATCAATGGTGAAAATCCAGATAGAGTGCTATCTCCTGGTGATAGATATTTTATTCCCGACTTTGCGAATTCAGGTCCTTGTAAAATTACGAGACCTATCAGCGTAGAAATACAGACGCGTACCAACTACTATGTTCGCGATACGATATCCTACGCCAAATTCACATATCCAATAGGAAGTTATCTATGTAACAACGAAGCGTATTCCGAAGCTGCGATAGGTTCGCTCGCGTCATACTTATTTGAGTCAGGCGTATGCGCAAATTTTATTAGTCAATTTGGTTTCGCCATGTGTTCCTCAAGGAGCAAGTTAACCAAAAAGCCGGAATTATTTGACTATTCTTTCCTGGAATACATTCAAGGAGACCAACTCCAAAAAACATTACCATCTTTGGTTTCCGCCAACCCAAACGATGACGACCTTATCGCATCTATAGTCATCCAAACCATATTCGCCATAAGCGTACTGCAGCGTAAATTCGGCATTCAACACAACGATCTTCATCTGGGAAATATCATGTTACAAGAACTCATAACAGGAGATGGGATTCCGGCGATGTTTGGTCTGTATGATCTTTCCCAAGCGGAATACCTAAAGTACGAGATAGATGGGAAGGAAATATACTTGAAGAATAACGGGTTCTTAGTTAAAATCGTTGACTTTGGGTATAGTGTAAAGTATAGTGAACCTATCATCGGTAGGAAAGATCTCGCGCGAGGAACAGGTCCTTTTGCTAGAGTCGTCGTACCGGCATGGCAGGATACGTCTTATGATTTTCTATTGTTCTTTTTTGGTATGTGTAGACGTTTCGATAAGAATTCAATGTTCTTGCGGAATTTGTTTAGCAAAGTATTCTTGGATGGGAAAGTGGATTATAGTGATAGTATGTTTGTGAGCGTGATGGACGGCATCAGAGAGATTTACACTGCGAAAAATTCTACGAGACCGGCACTTTTCGGGTTAAGTAAGTTTCCGTGGGAATTTTTGTTAGATGAAGAACTAGTCGGAAAGTATACTCAAAAACCCAATTCGAACGCAAAAGTCGTTACGGTCGGTAAATTAACACCCAACGATTACTATGAAGGTTTCAACCACACCCCATTACACATTTTCACGCCGATTCAAGAGATCAATAAAACATTAGAAGATTCAGGGTTTAATACTTCGTTCACCGCTACTGATGTCTTACTTTCTGAGGGTACAGGACACTCTCTTGAAATTATATCGACGCCCAAGATTGGGATGATAAGTTCCTTTTCAAAACCTAAGAGCTCAAGTTTTAAAGTGATGTCAGGTTCCGGTACAGGTGAAAGCATAAGTGTTATTCCAAAGAGTTCCAAACGAGTGATAATGTTGGAACCCTCCATGGGTAGTGATATCTCTAGATTTGTAATGCCTGGTTCTGGCACTGGCGATAGTATAGAAATAGATGATATGGCGATGTTGTTACACAACTTAAAAACGCCTAAACCTAAGAAAAGTATCAAGGTCAAATACGTGCCATTTGATTCAGGTATGAGAAAGAGCATATTCGGCGAATCTTCCGAATCCAAGTTTTCACGTACGCCTAGATCAAGTAGAGGATCCAAGCGCAAGAAACAGCGAAGACCTTCAAAAAACTAAGTTTCAAGTTAAGGATATCCTCAAAATTTCTGTTGTATGTAAAATAAAGAAAGTCGCAAGTTAAGGATGGATGGGATCTTGGGAATTATAGAACACCATGGTGAAATGGTCGATTACTTTATGGACAACGATCGTAAGAAAGGGTGCATTGATCTCTTAGCTAGTTTACATGGTAGTTCTCCTTTGGAATCGGGGTCGCATGGTAAGGTTTACGAGGTTGAAAAAGATGGAAAGAAATACGTCGTGAAAAAGACACCATCCACAAATTACGATATCGTAACGTATCTTCACAATCAACCTCCCGTTACTTTAGGTGAGCTTGCCAAAAGATTCGCTAAGGGTAGGAAGGGGAAAAGATTTGACGCTTACAATTTCTATCTCATCAATTTAGGAGATCAATACACCGTCATACATCCGAACACGCAGTATCTCGTTCCCTTCACAAATCCTTTGGCGCCTTGCAAACTGAAGAAGATGTACGAAGTATCCAAGTTTTATTACGTACCGTCAGGTGAATTAGGAAGATACGACAAGATACCTTCTCCACTCTCTTTCATTTTCCCGAAAGGTAGTTACGTATGTGCTAACGCATCTTATTCAGAACATGCCATCGGTAAAATATTGTCCAATACCAAACTCTCTAATTTCTTGACGGTAGAAGGGTTTAGTATGTGCTCTGAAGGAAATACGACATACGATTATACCTTCATGGAAAAGATCGATGGTACCATTTACGACCTAAAATCCAAAGTGAAGAATTTAAATGCGGATATAATTGAAAGCGTGTTAGTACAATCTCTTTTCGCCATCTCTTTCATGAATCGCAAGTTTATGATACAGCACAATGACCTTCATCTACGTAATTTAGGATACAAACGTATCGGTAAAAAGAGTAAACTCCTTAATTATGATTACTTTAGTTACATCGTCGACAAGAAACGAATTAGCTTTTCTAACGTTGGGTTTTTGGTGAAAGTCTTTGATTTTGGGTTAGCTTCCAAATTCTCAAGTCCTATGATCGCGAATTCAGGTATCGTTGACGGAAAGATCACGGACATCATACCGATGTGGCGTGATGACTCCTATGACCTACTTACTTTTATGTACGCCATGTACGTGCACTATCGTAACATTTCTAATTTGGTAACATGTCTGTTCGCCAAACTTCTCACATCATCCTTCATCAATAAATTTGAGTTCACCCGTGAGAGTGTAGACGCCAAAGCGCAAGATGCGGATTATATCGTTAAGATATTGCTCCCACTATTCTTCAAACCCCAACAGATCGGACGATCTACTTTTGTGGGTTTAGAACTTCGCGCATGGGACCTTCTCACAGACCAAGATATTTTTACGAATAAATCACAAGGAAAGTTATTAGGAAAGATAGAAGACTATCACCCCGAATATTACGACAGAAAGTACCATATCAATATACGTACAATATCATCACAAGAAGCAGAATATTTCATTGGATTCCTTAATCACCTACAAAAATTCGCACTATCAGAAGTTACTCGATACGGCGTTGACGATAGTACGAGTATGATAGAATGGGATGTCCATATCACAAATTTGTGTGTGACGGCGCATACACCACAAATTTACGATGCGCTATTAAAACTTATAGACGTTTTACTGCACAATCTCCAACTCTACGATTTCGGATTGATGTTGGTGTATAGGTGCACGAACTGCATTGTGTACAAAAACCTCTCACAACACCAAGTTGAAGTTCTCATAAAGAGCATGGCGAGTTTGTTGCACCATAAATACCCCAAGAAAGAAATAGGAAATATAGAGCGCATAGTACATGAATGTATAGATCAAGTAGAACATCGCACATAACAAATTTACGCTTTCTGGAATTTCTCATTTTATCGTAAAAATGAGAATGATGACTTATTGTAAAAAAACTCATAGATATGGAAGTTCCAATCATATTTGAGGATCGCGATGAGATTCTTCATCTTATCGAACGTAATGACGAAATATCTCAATATTTCACGCAGAGTAATGCTGTAAAGAGATGTCCTCTTATCTTCAACAATTCGTCATCTTCTAAATTTATTGCGAAAGGTGTTCAAGGAAGTGTGAGTACATTTTCTTTGGGTATTCCTGGCGATACGAAAGAGTACGTTGTGAAAAAGTCTGTAAATCCAAATTACGTAGTCGAACGTAAAACGTTATCTACTACAAAAGAGAGCATGACGCTCAAAGAGATCGCCGATAGAGATATACACAACATCCCGCACGAACTGTTTTTTTCTCTTAATGGCGGAAGTGGGAGGTCTATAGTTAAAAACGGCAAGTCGTATCTTTCTGTTGGAATGAAAAATGAACAAACATGCAAATCAACAGAACCGATAGTCTACGATAAATGGTGGTACGAAGATTTTTACAATGCTAAAGAGGGTAAGAACATGTTGCGCTCTATCGATAGCGGAAAGATGTTTATGTACCCAGAAGGAAGTTTTCTCTGTGATACGGAAACGTATACAGAGTATCCGATGGGATTATTGTGTGCTTCTCTGTATGAGTCTGGTAAATGTGCTAATTTCATTGAAATCATAGGTTTCAGTATGTGTGCACCTAAAGTTAAGCTGTCTGAGAAACCTGCAGTGTATGACTACACGTTTATGGAGAAGATACACGGTTCCGTAAGAAAGAACTTACTCGGACATCCTAATTTCAGTGAGGAACTTGTTGATGGTATTATCATCCAAACTTACTTTGCGTTAAGTTCAATGCAGCGCATCTTAGGCATCCAACACAACGACCTTCATAACGATAACGTCATGTTTCAAGATATCACCAAAGTACCTGATGGTGTTGACTTTGACGGTAATAATCTCAATGACGCAGACTACTTTAGTTACGACATCGACGGAACAAAGATCTACATTAGGAATTTAGGGCTGATTGCAAAAATCGCGGATTTCGGGTTCGCCATGAAATACTCTTCCCCTATCGTAGGACCGAAATACGTTGCGGATGCAAATATAAACGTTATGCCTGCATGGCGCGACGATTATTACGATTTCTTGTTTAATTTGGGTGACATGTACGTCAGCTTTAGAAACGAATCACGACTTGTTAACGTCTTGGTGTGTACTGCAATGGATCCATGGTTTTCCGCCGACGCGATTGAGAATTTAGATGATGCTGTTGAAGCGGGTAGCTACATCTATAAAAAACTTTACAATCTCTATTATCAAGATGAGGGAAGACCTTCCTTTACAGGATGTAGCCGTCATCCTTGGGAGTACTTGACGGATCCTTCTATTATGGGAGTTTATCTTGAAGAACCCCCCGTAGGTTCTAAAATCGTATCTTTGGGTAGTTTGAGCGCAGGAGATTACCACCCATCCTTCCACGATGGGAATGAAGAACCTCTTCATCTTTTTTCATCATCAGAAATAGAAAGAATCTATCGACCTGAAACTGTGAAATCATCAGTAAAAATAAGTGATAAAAAGGTCGAAAAATACCGAAATCAACTGGAATGGTATCTTGAACAAATGATCGACCTCGAAGATTCTCCCGGAGACAGAACACGTGTAGTGTGCTACCTTCTCATTGAATTAAATGATTTTATCTTGAAACGAAAAGGTGTATGGAAAGACCTTAGTTCAGGTTCCTCAAAAGTGACGGTGCTGTTACAGACCGCAAAATTAATCATGGATAAAGGACTTGGCATGATCGACATATCTCGAGCACATCACGTTGTAAACCCTAAAACTATATCTGAAATCGATGATCTCTATACCGACATCAAGCAACAACTTAAGAAGAACCTCCTTAACGCCACACCAAGACGTAGTTCCAGTGCCAAGAAGAGTAAGAAGAGTTCTCGTCGTAAATCATCTGCCAAAAGAAGTACAATGCCGGATTCTCTCAAGACGCCTAAATCAGAAGAACAATACGCCCGATACATTCATAAAAATCTTGACAACATAACGAGTGAATATTTTACTACGGGTAATGTGGGAGAATATGTTCGCATGACGACTAAATTCATTCTCGATCTCCAGTCTAAAAATAAGATGGTGTTGTGGTTGACGTTGGGAGATGGGCAACATCTTCTTCCTAAAATGCATGACGTCTTTTCGATTGCCAAAACCATTCCCAATTACAATGCCGTTACGTCAAAGACCTATAGAAGCATGATCGATAAAATTCTAGAACTCACGCAATGAGATCTTGTCCTTTTTTTCACCATAAGTTAGTGGTGAAAAATACATATCATTGACGGTGAGTCACACCGTAAAAGATGACCCAAAGTAAAGTTCCAATTTCACCATAAGTTAGTGGCGGATACTAAGGTAACTAATGCTCTGTAAGTTTATGTGAAATAATACTTTTGGTGTTATAAATTTAACGCTACGTATTTCTAAAATACAACCTCGCTTCCAATTTTTGATGGAACCTGCAGAACTTATTGCGAGATTGGCGAACCAATACTCCACGACGAAGGACAACGTCAGAGAGTGTATTAAATTACTTGAAAAGAAGTATGATACCGTTCCCAAAGAAGACGTACTTGCCGCTCTCCAATGCTTAATTCCTTCTGCCTCTGACGGTACCTATCCTCCATTACCTATGTCACCTGTGAAACCCGTTAAACGTAAAAGAATTGTAAAAGTGGGAAGTAAGTTACCCGAATCGTATAGAGAAATAGGAGAATGCTTTTCGTGTTTCAATCCGTTATTCGAAACCAACACATTCCCACCGTATGTGTGTATTGCGGCCAAAGACCCCAAAGAACAGGCTGACCCACTTACGCTTGCGCCCTCTGCACGAACATCACATTACGTGGTGTCATGTCCTTCTTGTGAAAGTAAGGTATGTGTTCATGATCTCGAAGGGTTTTATACGTCCAATAAAGTGAGACCAAAGTGCATCAACAGTAATTGCAACATCGAGTTTGATGTATCTGTTCTTCGAAAGTTTATCCCTCCTTCTTATCTTCCTATCTTTAGAAAAATTCTAAAGACGGCGATCTATGAAGAGGAATTAAGTCAACTTCCTTTGACAGAAGCATCTGTTGCAGTGGGTGGATATGCTACACTTGGTACTACACGTTTAACGATCTCTGGAGAACTGGCTGCACGTTCAAAGACCGTAGAAAACAAAATCAAACTCAAGAAGTTACCCATGAAGTGTCTTATTGACGGATGTCCAGGAATTATTGATGAAGTGAAGTGGAAGTGTGATAAATGTGGTAAGAAAAAGTGTAAGAAATGTAAGGAATATAAAGCCGATAAGAAACACGTTTGCGACCCTTACGTTTTGTCACTTATCGCTGAAGAAAGGATGAGCGGATGTACGTGCCCAGGTTGCGGTGCAATATGGCAAAAAACAGAGGGATGTGATCACATGTGGTGTATAAGCTGTCATGCTCACTATAACTACGTCAAAGGTGGTGTTGGAAAGCCGATCCCCAAGAGCGAACAGACCAACGGTGCATGGCGCGAGTACCAACGTATGAAGATGGCTTTGAAAGCGTCGAAAGCAGGAATTTCTACAGTACAAAATCTTGTGTTGGATGCGGGAGAATGTCCTCAAGATAACATATTTCCTAATCATGATACCATCATCAGACACTTGTACGATCTTTTCGGTGGTCTCGATGAAGAAGTATACTACCTTTTAGCAGGAGTTCACCGACTATCCAGTAGTAACGATTACGGATTCCCAGTAGAAGGATACCAACGTGTTCTTCATGAAGAGAGCGTATCAATGGAAAGGGAGTTTATCATACTCGCGAGAGACCGAGTTAAAATTAATATTGATGCTGTTATGCCTCAAATTCACGATATTCAAGGTCATTTAGAACAAACAAGAAAATTTGACACATTCAAGGGATATATCGGTACTACTATCCCTGCCAATATTCTCGACATGAATAGTCGTACTTATAAGGTCGAGGAGTGCAACAAGCTTTTCAGAGAAAGAGCGTTCAAGTTTTACAAGAAACAATTGTATGCGAGAAGATATCTTGATATCGCGAATATGTTTCGTGCGTCTGCTATCATCATCTTCAAGAACATAATGCAACTCCTTCAACCTTTGCTTGACGTCATTGAAGATAATCGTCAAAAATACGCAGAAGCTATATATGTGTGGAGAGCCAAGAGAGGTTTGGGGATGTACGATGATTCTTTCCCATCGGATGAGGAGAGAAAAGAGATGCGAAAAGATAGTTTAGTTGTGGAAAAAGATGGAAATATTAACCATCATCCGAACTTAGTCTTGGATAATAGAAAAGAGATGCAAGATGCCGTGATTGTGGAATTGAAGTCACTCGTCGATCTAATTAAACAGACAAATAAGTTCTTCAAAGACTTCTGCGAAGCCCATGGTGAATCAAAGCATCCTTATATTACTCACAATCTCGAATTTTACATTCCTTCTCACGCTCATGCCGCTACAAACCGTGTTGACCTGAAAGGAACCCGTCATGGGTTGTGGTTGAATGCAACGAACACAGTAAAGATACTTGATATCGAGAAATGGGAAGTTCCCGATTACACGAAAAAAGATCCCGTTCATAAATCAAATATTTTAGAAGCCATAGGATCCAAAAAGTTTACGAGCGTAAGTATTACGGTGAGTGAAGATGAAGGTAAGAATACCTACTATCTCACTCCGTCAACGATAAATATTTTTGTATCTAACGACTTCGACTTTATCATAAAGATCTTTGAAGCTCTTCAACTTGTCTCACAGAAACTTACAGGGTCATTCTATATTGGGTGGCAAACTAGACACACTAACGATATCATGCAAAGAAAGATGGACATGATCGCGAATTTTGTAAGATCCTCGCGATTTAAGACGATAGAGCTTGTTCTTCTTGGCGATAAAGTAGATTCTATTCACAACATCGATGACACAAACCTTACAAATTTCGTCAATTCTATTACATCTCGACAATTTAAGAAGATCACGTTGTGGTTACCTTCTGTTTCCGATGACACTTGCATGTGGATGTTTTCGGAGATCGCAAAGAAAAATCCAGTAGCACTCAAAGGTTCAAGTCTCAAGATAGACATCGACTTTGACAGATTTATAAGAATCGGATACCAAAAATACCTTTTCTCCGGTCAGATCAGAAATGAGATTGCCAGATTAATAGATAAGAGTAAAGGACAATATATCAAGGTAGGAGAGGAGACACTTTATACACAAAGTTTAAAAAATAAAAATAGCACTCGAATAACCTTCAGGATGGGTACCAAACGCTAAAATTGACGATGATGAAATTTCATATTGGTTAAATTCGCTAATATGAAATCCTAAAAAACTACAATTCTTTGATTTTTGAAGTCAAATGTAATCCAAAATTATTCGTTTTGCAATGGAACTCCCTAAATTACAATACCCCATCGGTTACTGTAACATTTCAGAACGCGATGGTCATTTTGAAACGGTCAAAGATGGGAAACCTTATATCGTCCGCAAAAGACCCAATCCGGATATTCATATCAGTCGGATTACGAAAAGGGTAGATGCGAAACCAGAATCTCTCTTCAATCTATACAAAAAACATGCTCCTGACGAAATAGATCCTAATTTCTTTTACTTGTTGAATTGTGGTTCAGAAACTACGGTTGTCAATTCGGGTAGCCACTTTTACGTTCCTAAAAGAGTTAAAACTGTTTCCGCTACGCCATCCGATATCACCAAATCGGATTTTTTGATCCCTGCCGGAAGTTACATCTTCAGTCAAGACCAATCAGCATATCTCCTTGAACGGTTGTGTGCTGAAATGAATACATCAGGAAAATGTAAAAACTTTCCTGATATATTCGCTTTTACGGGTGCAAAAGTATTACCCAAAGACGCTACAGGTAGTTTTGGTGTAGCGTACGATATTTTCTTTACAGAGAAATATGACTTGGCGCATCCTGAACTTACACCTGACGTGCTTGAGAACATCGTCATTCAAGTACTCTTCGCGATCGCAGCAATGCAACTTCACGGCATCCAGCACAACAATCTTCACTATTACTCTATCAAACTATGTAAATTCGAAGAATCATCCTTTTTCCGTTATAGTATCAATGGAACGTCGATCACGATCCCTAATCTAGGGTTTATCGTGAAAATCTTCCACTTTCGTTACGCAGTGAAATATTCGGAGTATGTTGTCACATGTCAAGAAGCGATCGATTGTAAATCTAGTATCCCGCGCAAAAAAGACGTTTTCTTTGACGCTTCGTTCTTTATTTCAGATACCATCCGCTACGCGGAAAGCGTTACGCCGTTAATGCTGAAGTTACACGAACTCGCAAAAACACAGACACCTTCGATGATGTTATTATCAGATGCTATGAAGGCATATCATTATTCATTAGACAACTCTTACTGTCTTGGTGACATCACAGATGACGACGTTGTAGTCTTGAGAGAGCCGGAACCAGATACGATCGATATTGAAACAGTTTTCAAAGACATTGAAGAATTTTCTGATAACTTGTTGGATTTAAAAGATTACGTGTACACCGTCATCCCGATGTTGTCAGAAGACGAACAACAAGACGTATGGGCATTGCTCAAAGAAATGCTTGCGGGTGCTATTGACACATTAGATGACGATGTCGATGAGGAAGTCCTGAATTTTTTAGATTACATAATGAATTAGCGCATATCCTTCAAATGATAAAAAGGTTATACTCTCAGAGTATTGTAAAATGTTGTTTCATATAGTAAACTCCGAAGATGATGCGTATTAAATTCAATGGCCATGACGAAATCTTGGATATCCTACTTCATGGCGATGAGTTATCAGACCACTTTCTTGGCGCAGAGAGTATAGACCGGTGTCCAGCCATTTTTAACAACCTAAAGTACTCGAAATTCATAGCCAAGGGTAAACAGGGACAAGTCTTTACTATCCAGCTTGGAGACGACAAAAAGGAGTATATCGTAAAAAAAGCTGTTGACGATCTGTACAAAGTCGTACGACATACAACGCCCTTTGATGCCATCCAAAGAACACTTGGCGACATCGTCGATAAGTACGAAGTAAACACGCCCAAGCATCTTCAAGTCCCTAGAGAACTGATTTTGTCGATCAACGGAAGTGATCCCTCCAAAATTTTATTTCCTGGGAGTACTGTATACGACATCGAGAAAAATCCAGCAAGAAGTGGATGTGTTACATCAAAAGAAACCGCGTATAACCAATTTTACAAACAAAACTCTAAGGATTTTTATGTGGGAAGAAAATTTGTCTATCCTGCGGGTAGTTACCTATGTCGAAATGAGAATTATACAGAGTATGTGAATAGTGTGTTATGCGCTTCGATACTCAATACTGGAAAATGTGTAAATTTTGTTGATGTACTGGGCTTTAGTCTTTGTACTTCAGAACCTCCAAAACCTAACAAAGTGCCGACTCCAAACAGTTTCAGTACTGACAATGATAACAGAGATTTAGGCGTATACAATTTTACGTTCATGGAGACGATACAAGGAGGTACGATTTCTAAGTTTCTGCGTCTTCCGCAATTTAATCGAGAAAAAGATGATATTGTCGCATCAGCTGTTATACAAACTGTTTTTGCAATTAGCGCTATGCAACGTATCTATGGTGTACAGCATAATGACATGCATACCGGAAATGTGATGTATCAAGATCTGTCATTACAAGATTCAGTATTTAATGGAGAATCGTTGCGTACAGCGGATTATTTTTCGTATGACATTGACGGAACCAAAGTATACTTCAAAAACGTCGGACATATCATCAAAATAGTAGATTTTGGTTTTGCTTCAAAGTATTCGTCTCCCTTTGTATGTCGGCTCGATGTTGCTCGAAGTGGGTATACACAAATGCCAGGTTGGCGCGACGATTCATACGACGTATTATTTTTTATATTCTGTTTGTGGGATGTAACGGGATATACGTCATTGTTAAGCAGGATGATGTGTAACATGTTAGACCCATATGATAGACCGCATGGCAGCGCAAAGGCGCAAAAGATTATCAGTATGTTAAAATACAATTATCTTCAAGGATCTGATTTTCGACCGAATTTTGCAGGTATCGCAAAACATCCATGGGAGTATTTAACAGACCCGTATGTAATGGGGAATCTATTGACCAAACCCGTTGGTAAAATCATAGAACTTGGCAAATTAACACCATCTGATTATCACCCACAATTCTTTGACGGCAATCAAATACCGTTGATGCTACTAAGCGAAATTGAAATTCGTAAAATGGTTCCTGAAGCGGATGTGGTGAATAAGAAAGAGACCGTCTCCGCAAAAGTTTACAATTACAGTGTAAAGTTTATTGACGATACGTCCAAGAACATATTAGAACTAAACGACCGAGACTTAAACCCTATTTCAGAACTCTATAATTTAAAGAATAAATTGATAAGTAAACCTCTCTACAACAAAGCGTTCTTTGCAAATACGTTACGAGGAAAAGAATTGAGAGCAAGAGCAAGTTGCCTTATTGAATTTACGCTGAAGCAGTGCAAAGTGAGGGATTACGGTAAGATCTTCAGAGTGAGTGATTTCCATGATTTATTAGAAGAATTACAATGAAAGATTAGAGAGTTCTTCAAAGTGACTTGTGTAATCATACAAGTCACAGTTAAGAAGATCCCCAACGTACAGATACGTTTAGATGCGTATATAAAAAGAGCTTTATTTATCACGACGAACTTGTATAGAAGCCGAAATTCGAAGTTCGGAGAGTTGGGGCGAGAAGTAGATTAAACAAAGAATTCTCTCTTTTTTCGAAATTAGTAACTTCGAATGATATGAGCTCGTCCACAAAACATACACCGCAGATGGACTTGCCAAAGAGTGAATCTAAACTTGTATTTTGGGGAGAGTGCTTTGTGAAACTTGTCATATAGTTAGGTCTGTCGATACCCAAAGTATCACACACAACGCATTCATGATTCATCGTATGAGTACGTGACCAATCACTATCACCATATAGAAGATCTCCGATTAACGTTTGTACGTAGTGTCCATCGGGTGTATCCGGGAATACGTTAATTATCTCTTTTTTACATTCTCTAAGAGACGTTATACACGTTCTAACTATATTTTGCATATTCTTAACAACCGGTCTTCGTAGTTTTAGAGAAGCATCGTCTCTGAGAAAAAATGCGAATACTTGCTTAGAATGTACCTTTAGCAAGCTAGGCTTAAAATTAAATCCATTCTCTATCCACCACTCTAGTCCTCCTTCGAAAACAAACATCCTGGGAATGCAGCGGTATATTACGTCATATATCACATTTCTAACATGTGTCACATTTATAATCCAGACAGAAGATCTATCTTCTTCGAGTTGTAAATCTTCAAAGAATTTATAGAGAACGACCATCGAAAACAACAACCCTTTCTCTTCTTTTCCATCAGCACGTAATTTTACAGAGAAGAGTGATTCGAATTCATCGAACAATTCCAACGCCTCTTTAATATTCCGGTTAAGTGCAGTATCAAATACGTTAGCGTATTTAGTCCCTTCAACGACTTTCTCTATCAAACTACGAGAAAACTTATAAGTTCCTACACTATACATCGTACATCACCTATAACAAACAACTATTTTGTCAGATTTTTGATTTTTTCGGAATAACGCTAATCATAGTTTTATCTTGTAATGTAAAAATGTCGGTCACTTTAAATTTTGATGATCGTGATGAATCTCTATCCATCATAAATCATGGTGGGGAAATGATGGATTATTTTTTAGGTTCGAAGGTTTTGAAGAGGTGCCCTTTCATAGAAGCGAATGTTAAAGTACGAAGCGAAAAAATGGGAGAGGGTAGTTATGGTAAGGTCTATTCTGTATTATCTCCAGACGCTTCTAGAGTCTACGCTGTCAAAAAGACAAAGAATCTCATATTCAAAATCAAGGAACATGTATGGGATGATGCACCGATGAAACTAAAAGACATTGCCGCATTACTTACATTTTCAGAGGAACTTGACGTTGATTGGAAACTGTTCTATATGTTGAATGGTAATGATCCGGAGCGTTCCGTACGCAAAGGTGAATATTACTATTCCGCGATTTACCGTGACAACAAGAAGGAGATCACTAGGTGTAAACTGAAAAAACCTTACGAAATCAACATCTACTATTATATAAACCATCTTCCTGGAGAGTACGACCACCTTCCCTACAAATCGAGACCACGTCAGAACAAAGTATACACAAATAAAAGGTACATCTTTCCCGCAGGTAGTTATATGTGTAAAAATGATACCTATCCCGAATACGTCATCAGTGTTTTATGCGCAACACTAGTCAATCAATACAAGTGCGCCAATTTTCTTGACGTATTTGGTTTCAGTATGTGTTCTCAAAAATCCAAAGTAATCACACCCAAACTATTCGATTATACGTTTATGGAACGTATTGACTATCCTATTGTCGACCTTACTAAAAATAAGGTGATGATCACAGAATCTCTTATCGATTCTCTCTATATCCAAACCGTTTTTGCAATATGTGCAATGCAGCGTACGTACGGCATACAACACAATGATCTTCATCTTGGTAACGTATTTTTAATCAACCTTAGAACTACAGGTTGGCCAGTCAATTATAACGGAAAAGATTTACGTTATGCGGAATACTTCGAATACGAAATTGACGGTAACAAGATTTACGTCAAGAATGAAGGGTACCTCGTTAAGATCGGTGACTTTGGTTTAGCGGCAAAATATTCAGAACCTATCATTCGTGTAAAAGGAAGTCTATTCCCCATACCAGGATGGAGGGATGACTATTACGATTTTACATTTTTTACAGCGATGATGTTTACCATGTACGGACGTTACAGTAGACTCATCAGTAACATCATATCATCATTCTTTGTTCCGACAAGTACACCAATCTTATCGTCTGTAAAAGAAGCTCATATCCACTCTAATAGTCTATTCGATAAATACGGAGAAGAGTACTTTTTACCCAATCGAAGACCCCTACTTAAACCTCTTCACCACCTTCCATCTTTTTACCTTGTGAATCATACACGATATTTTACATTGCCAAAGTCAGTTCCTTCAGCACGCGTAGCGAAGTTAGGACATCTAGTAGCCACAATAATAGACGATGAGTAAGATTGTATGCCGTTATCAGCTCCGCTGATAACGGGAATTAGGGTGAGTTAGATTGTATCTTCTCATATCTCCCTAATTTCCATATCGACTACGTCGATATGGAATGATAATGTAATACGCTTTATGGTACTGCGTAGCGTACGGCATAACCTTCTCGCGGATCGGTATAACCGGCTGTCACAACGCCTACGAACATCTCAAGACAGTTCTTATCAGAGATACTCACGGAAAATAACTCTTTACCAAGGTATTTGAAAGTGAACTTATCTCCTAAATTTATCCCGTTCCACAGTGCACCTCTAAAGAGAAAAGCGCTCTGTGATCCGCCCAGGTTCGTCATCCCATCATTCATTTTCATGGTACCTACAAGTTGGTCTTTGTAATACATTTCCACCGGGATGAACATTCTATTATAAATTAAAATACCTGATATGTCCATACTTGACGACTTGAACTCCCCATTTCCCATGAGCGTGTTGTATTCCGCGCCTCCTAAAGTAACCGTCTTGGCAAAACCTACTAACGTATAAATAGGCATGATTCTTAAAAATCCGTCATAGTCCGGAGGAGGTGTAATGGGAGCAGTACCCTCTTTGTAGTACCAGTACGTATGAATGATATCTCCTGGACTCATGAGATGAGATTTAAATGACACTTCGCCTTGTCCAGGTACTCTAGCGGCAAATTCCACATACTTTAATCCTTGCTTTTGGAGAAATACGTAAACATCAAACGGTAAGTTGTTTTTGAATTTCCAGTCCGCCTTTTCTTGGTGATAGGTAGACAACCCCCTCATATAATCACCTTGTCCTCCTGCTAAAAATGAATAGGGATTTGATGACATTCTCTTGATTTATTTTTACCATCTCATTTTTCTTAACCATATATACGAAGTTAGTCAAGAAACACCTATACAAGTTTGGGATAAGAAGAGCTTTATTTTTATATACGTGCAGATACGTGTATGTATTTTGAGGATCTTCTTAGCTGGAACTCGTATAATGTAAAATATTTTCGTAGTGACATTGTTAACTACGAAACGTTGTCTTTAGTACCTTTATGTTAGGTGAAATGTGAGGGTGGATAGGTGGAAGGTTGAAAATGAGGAATGGACTGGTGTTGTGGGATGGGAATAGCAGGCGTTTCACCATTTGACATCCTAGCGATCTTTCTGATTAATTCTTCAAGACGGATGTTTATGGTTTTAAGAAACGCTTCTGTTTTTGCGATAAACATAGTGTCGGTCTCATAAGTTTTAGCATGATTAGATATCCCTGTTTTAGACTGTCGGATGGCATCTATTAACGTGATTCCTATATCCTTGAACATTCTTTCTTGGTTGATAGAGTACAATTCCGCCAAATCCAATGCAGAATCAACGACATTTTTAAACATCTCTAATGTCGTAACTCTTCCTTCTGTTCTCCCGATAATAGTGCGATAAGCAGAAGTAATCCATCCGGCCTCCATCAACGACATGGATCTTGTATCCACGATCTCATTAGGCTTGATCATAGCGATAAATTTGAGTTTGCTCAAGATGTCACCGAGATGTTTTTCACTTCCATCTCTTGGAAACGCAAGTAAAGAGTTTGCGTTGGGTGAACCAGACATTTCTCCATAATAACGTGACGTAGGCGGATGGGAACTAGACAACATAAACTCTGACATACAAACCTTATTTTTACAAATGAGCATAAATTTTAATACCAACATAAACATATCGTTGTTTTACCATACTTGATGTATTTAACCATAACCAAAGTGAAAGTGGAACTAAAATTCCAAAAACGAAAATAATGCTAATTATTTTTGTAATTCTTCATTAAAATCCCCCTTCTCCCCAAAAATAAAATCATACAACACAATGGAAAACTCTACTCTTGAGATCGCTGCAACCTTAAGCACCATGAACCTCGGTGCCAAACCTATTGAGGTTGCCACCGAAATTGATAGCGTTCGTTTTGATGATACGACTATCCATGTCATCTGCGTCAATGGTGAAGCGTTAAGCTATACCCATTCTCTTGAGACCGTAACCAAGGTCATGGAGGTGATCGCCCGCGAAGAGTGTAAGCGAATTCAAGCCGAGAAAGGTGAGATGTTCGAAATGGTCGTCCGCAAAGACAAGGAAGATGGGACCAAGTACACCATCACCCAAGTACAACTCGGTCGTTTGTGGAACGGTCCCGTCGTTGACCTCGTCGTCTTCACCACTTACCCCATCAGCCACGCCTGTCTTACCAAAAAGCGTGCCGTTCTCACTACCGTTGATGTTCCCGTCGAGTCTTCCATTCTCATTCAATAAACTGCATAAAGTTAACTGTAAATAGAATTAGTGTATAGAAATTTCTCTTTGAAAATAAAGAGAAATTGACATTTTATTTTGATACTTCACTCTTTTTTGAGGGGTATGGCATAGTTATCAATCCGCAACGTTCCATAATCAAGAGGGTGGTATTTTCTATGCCCTAATGCAGTTTCGGCGTACCTATTCACCAACTTACCATCGAGAACGTAAAACGCTTGATCTGTAAAGTATACAGCACCTGCACTATGTTTTGGGTCCAGTGCGTTATGATAACCATTCCGAGACATATCGGCGCATTTTACGTCGTGCACCTTAAATCCTACAGAACCTTCTTTTCTGAAACATCCATACGACAAACACGATATGAATTTCTTATATCCTTTTCGTAAAAGTAAGTCCTGAACGTCAATAAAAGAGTGTGTCATGACGTCCAAATAACCAAAGTGTTCGAGGTTGTAACCCAAAATAGCGTTTAGAATAAAAGTTCTGCATGCGATCGGAGAAGGACCATCTTCAAACTTTAACGCAAGTATCTCTTGTAAATCATCAAAGTCAATGCCATTTTTAGCTAGCATCGTTTTCAAGTTACCGATGACAGACGTACTTCCTATACGAGGTACGCTTTCGACTTTACTCTTAACTATCTCTTCATTTACGAGTTCTGAAGAGATGCGTTTTATGTCCTCCAATTTTTCAAAAAGCGTACGTATAGGAAGTTCAGACATCTCTTCCAACCCAGAATGTATTTCACTCATACCACGCGAATACAATTCAATCTTTTTTTCACACTCAATCACTCTTTCATTCAGTTCATCTCTTTCTTTTTGAAGAGCCTTGTAATTGACGAGATGATCGTTGAAAGATCCAATAAATTCTTCAAAATTCATATTGACAATGTTCTATGATAATTACATTTCGTGAAAAATTAAGAATTTATGATTTTTCTTGGAGAAAGTTGCAATTGAAAATGTGGTATTCTTCTGCGGAACAGATACAAGAGACAACTTTTTATGAAGTAATCGTACAATTAGATAGTACTACACCACGCAACGCAATCAAGAAGTCTATCGAGGAAAATCCTTATATTACGAAATTGATTGTTTACGTGGATGCAGGGAGGTGTTTCTTGGAAAATGTCTGTATGATCTTAACTTTGGTATCTTCTACGAAGCGTATTACTACTCTTTTTCTCGGGTTATTAGATTGTTTTGATTGGGATGGAGGAAAAATACCAAAGCGATATGACGTTGTAATGTCATTTCTTAATTATTTTTTGAAGAGTACCAGCCATCTACAACACTTCACTCTCGAAAAGGCATTCTTTGGCTTGGATTATATTGCCAATTTCGCTAATGCTATACGTCACTCTAATCTTATTAGTTTGCATCTCGGATTGGAATGTTATCTTACTGAAAATTCACCTTCGAGTAACTCGCATACTCCTGATGATGCGGAGTGTACCGCTATTTTTTTGAATGGTGTAAAAAAATCCAAACTCCAAAAATTGACAATG